TTGCCCCGGTAGCCCCGCCGCCGGGTATACGCCCGCCCCGGTAGCCGCCGCGCCACGTGCGCCCCGTAGCGCCCCGGACGTAGCCGCCCGCCGGATAGCCCACCGCGCCCGGTATACGCTGCTCCCGCCGGGATAGCCGCCCGCGCTGGCTGTGCCCCGGTAGCCCGCCCGCCGGATAGCCGCGCCCTGCGCCGCCGGGTAGTGTGCCGCCGCGCCCGTCCGCCGCCCGCACAGCCCCTGTGCCGGGGGTAGGGGTAGTCCGATCCTTGGGTGTGCCTGCCAAAGACCGCGGCCCCCTCTCGTGTGAAATTTCGCAAAATTCAAGGCATTTTTTCGGGCCTTCTGAGATTGCGCACTGGCGACTATATAAATGAAGAAATTCTGCTGGCCCAAAATGAAAAAAAGCCCCTTGAAAGGGCTTGAAGTCACTATTTCGCTGTCGTAGCTCAATGGCAGAGCAGGTGCTTCGTAAGCATCAGGTTCACGGTTCAAGTCCGTGCGGCAGCTCCACTGTATTTTTAACGAAGGGAGATCGTTATGGCGAAAATCAACACCGGCATGGACATCCGCACCATTCCCGTTTCGCAGATGAAGCCTGCCAAATACAATCCGCGCAAAGACCTGAAGCCGGGCGATGCCGCGTATGAAAAAATCAAGCGCAGCCTGACCGACTTCGGATATGTTGATCCCATCATATGGAACGAGGTCACAGGCAATATCGTTGGCGGACACCAGCGCTACAAGGTGCTGACCGCCGAGGGCGCAACCGAGTTACAATGCGTGGTCGTTCACATTGAAAAGCCTGAAGACGAAAAGGCGCTCAACATCGTGCTCAACAAAGCCACCGGCGAGTGGGAGCCTGTGGCGCTGGCCGACCTGCTGCAAAATCTGCAAAGTGCCAATTACGATTTGGACAGCACCGGCTTTGATGCAGCCGAGATCGACGACCTGTTCAGCAAGGTGTTTGACAAGAATGTCAAGGATGACGAACCGGAGATCGACCCGGATGCGCAGAATCCGTTCGTGCTTCCCGGTGACCACTGGTTCCTCGGTCGGCATCATCTGGTGTGCGGCGACGCCACCAGCGAAGATGATCTCAATAGGCTCATGGGCGATGTAAAAGCCAACCTGCTTCTGACCGACCCGCCCTACAACTGTGATTACGTTGGCAAAACAAAGGACGCGCTCAAAATCCAGAACGATAAGATGGAGGACGCGGCCTTTTTTCAGTTCATCCTCGATGCCTTTCAAAATATCGTACCGCATCTCGCACAGGGTGCGTCTGCGTACATCTTCCATGCAGATACCGAAGGGCTTACTTTCCGGCGGGCATTCAAGGAAGCAGGCTTTCACATTTCAGGTGTTTGCATCTGGGTGAAGAACACCATGGTGCTGGGTCGTTCACCCTATCAGTGGCAGCATGAGCCGGTGCTGTACGGCTGGCTGCCCAATGGTAATCATAAATGGTTTTCCGACCGCAAGCAGACCACCGTGTGGAATTTTGACCGCCCGACGCAAAGCCGCCTGCATCCTACCATGAAGCCCATCCCGTTGCTGGCCTATCCCATTAAGAACAGCACCGCGCCCAACGCTGTGGTACTCGACACCTTCGGCGGCTCGGGCAGCACGCTCATTGCCTGCGAGGAAACAGATCGCATCTGCTACACCACCGAGCTTGACCCCAAGTATGCATCGGTCATCGTGGAGCGGTTCCGTCTGCATGAGAACGGCGATGCCAGCCGCATCCGCTGCCTGCGAGATGGCAAAGAGCTGACCTATGAGGAAGCATACCGGGAAGCCAATCCCGCTGAATAAACTGACCAACCATACCGTCGGAGGTGGTGCATATGTCCTGATCGGAGGTGATGCCCATGGCGAAGCGTGGACGGAAGCCCAAGCCGACCGCCCTGAAAAAGCTGGAAGGCAACCCCGGCAAACGCCCGCTCAATGAACTGGAACCCATGCCGCAGGTGACCATGCTCCGCTGTCCCAACTGGCTGGAACCTGAAGCAAAAAAGGAGTGGCGACGGCTGGCACCTGTGCTGATCGGCGCGGGAATCCTGACCAGCGCGGACGCTGTACCCTTCGCTGGCTACTGTCAGGCATATGCCCGATGGAAGGAAGCGGAGCAGGAGGTCAGCAAGCTGGGCATGGTCTACCGCGACGGCGACCGCATCAGGCCCAATCCCTACATCGCCATTGCCCGCGCTGCCTTTACCGAGGTGAAATCGCTGGCTGCGGAGTTTGGCCTGACGCCTGCCAACCGCACGGCGATCATCGCCAATGCCCTGACGGTGGAAAAGACCAAAAAGGAACTTGACCCCATGGAGCAGATCCTGACTTCCACCAGCCTGGACGATGTGATTATTGTTGAGGAAGAAATAGCAGATGAAGAAAACTGAAAAATACCAATACAAGCCGACGCCCTTCATGCTGCCGACTTCCCATTATGATAAGAACCGCGCAGACCGTGCGGTGCTGTTCATCCAGTCGCTCAAGCACACGAAAGGCGTGTGGTCAGGAAAACCCTTCTACCTGTTCCCGTGGCAGGAGCAGATCATCCGAGATCTGTTCGGCGTGATTAAGGAGAACGGCTACCGGCAGTTCAATACTGCCTACATTGAAATCGGAAAGAAAAACGGAAAAAGCGAGCTGGCCGCTGCGGTCGCGCTGTATATGCTCTGTGCCGACAATGAAGAAGGCGCGGAAATATACGGCTGTGCGAATGACCGTGCGCAGGCCAGTATTGTTTTTGATGTTGCAAAGGATATGGTGCTGCAGTCTGAGCTGCTGATGAAGCGCATCAAGATCATCGAATCGCAGAAACGGCTGGTGTATATGCCCACCCGCAGTATCTATCAGGCGCTTTCCTCGGATGTGGCCAGCAAGTATGGTTACAACGTCCACGGCTGCATTTTTGACGAGCTGCTCGGCCAGCCCAACCGAAAGCTGTTTGACGTTATGACGAAGGGCTCCGGTGCGGCGCGTAAGCAGCCGCTCAACTTCATCATCACCACGGCGGGCAACGACCGCACCAGCATCTGCTATGAGCAGCACGCCAAGGCTGCTGACATTCTGGCAGGTCGCAAACACGACAGTACCTTCTACCCGGTGCTGTATTCTGCACCGGATGATGCCGACTGGACAGATCCTGCGGTCTGGGCGATGGCCAATCCATCCATCGGTCGTACCGTGGACTTTGAATATTATCAGCAGCGATGCGAATCGGCGAAGGAAAATCCTGCCGAGGAAATCCAGTTCCGGCAGTTTCACCTGTGCCAATGGACAAACACAGCCGTGCGCTGGATGCCCATGAACAAGTGGGACGCCTGCTGTGAGGAATACACCATGGACAGCCTGATCGGTCGCGCCTGCTACGGCGGGCTGGACTTGTCATCCACCAGCGACCTGACGGCCTTTGTGCTGGTGTTCCCGCCGACCGAGCGCGATCCGGTCTATCGGACGCTCTCCTTCTTCTGGCTCCCGGAGGATACCATCTCGCTGCGCGTGCGCCGCGATCATGTGCCGTATGATGTGTGGCAGCGGCAGAACATCATCCTGACCACAGAAGGCGACGTAGTTCATTACGGCTTTATCGAACAGTACATCGTCAACCTTGGGCGGATGTTCAATATCCGCGAAATTGCCGTGGACAGATGGAACGCCAGCATGATGGTACAGGCTCTGCAGGACGATGGGTTTACGATGGTGCCCTTTGGTCAGGGCTTCAAGGATATGAGCAATCCGACCAAAGACCTGATGCGCCTTGTTCTGGAACAGTCCCTGCGGCACGACGGGCATCCCATCCTCCGCTGGTGCATGGATAACGTGTTCGTTCGCACCGATCCCGCCGGAAACATCAAGCCCGATAAGGAGAAATCCACCGAGAAGATTGACGGCGTGGTTGCCCTCGTCATGGCGCTTGACCGGGCGCAGCGCAATCTGAACGGCGGCAGCGTCTATGATGATCGCGGCCTGCTGACCCTTGACTGGTGAGGTGATCCTAATGCCCAAAGCACCCAAACGCCCCTGTCGCTATCCGGGATGTCCGAATCTGTGCGACAAGGGCGTTTATTGTTCCAAGCATATTCAATTTTCCTCTGACCGCATGCGCGGAGGCGCAGATTCACGCGGGTATGATTCCCGCTGGCGTAAAGCACGTAAGCATTTTCTGGAAAAGCATCCGTTGTGCGCGAAGTGTATGAAAAATGGCAAACTGACGCCCGCAACGGTGGTCGATCATATCATCCCACACCGTGGCGATATGAAGCTGTTCTGGGATCAGACAAACTGGCAACCCCTTTGCAAAGATTGCCATGATCATAAGACAGGTAGCGGTCTGTAATATATGGAGGTATTCTGCATGAAAAATCCTTTTCTCGGTTTGTTCCGCGCACGGGACAAGCCTCGTGACGCAGTATCCGCTGCGCCGACCTTCTACTTTGGCTCGTCCACATCCGGCAAATCGGTGAATCCGAGGAACGCTGTGCAGGTGTCCACGGTATACGCCTGCGTGCGCGTGATCGCTGAAACCATCGCCAGCCTGCCGGTGGGCGTGTATGAAGCCACGGAAAACGGCAGTCAGAAATCCGTGTCGCATCCACTGTACCGTCTGCTTCACGATGAGCCTAATCCCGAAATGTCCAGCTTTGTCTGGCGGGAAACGATGCTCAGCCACCTGCTCCTGTGGGGCAATTCCTACAGTCAGATCATCCGAAGCGGCAAGACCAGCATCCTTGGCCTGTACCCGCTGCTGCCGGATCGCATGGAGGTGGACAGGGATTCCAGCGGCAGGCTGACCTACACCTACACCACCACGGAGGGTGGCGCGGTACAGCTGAATCCCGAGGATGTGCTGCACATTCCCGGCCTTGGCTTTGATGGCATCATGGGCTACAGCCCCATTGCGCTGGAGAAGAATGCCATAGGCTTGGGTATCGCCGCCGAGGAATACGGCTCGAAGTTCTTTCAGAACGGCGCACGCCCCAGCGGTATCCTGACACACCCCAACACCGTCCGCGATCCCAAGCGCCTGCGGGAAAGCTGGAATGCGACCTACGGCGGCTCGTCCAACGGCGCGAAGGTGGCAATTCTGGAAGAGAATATGTCCTTTACGCCCATCAGTCTGCCGAACAACGAAGCGCAGTTCCTTGAAACGCGCAAGTTTCAGGTGGAGGAAATCTGCCGCATCTTTCGTGTGCCGCCTCACCTGATC